TAAAGGTAACCAACAAGCTAAGCCAGTCTGTCCAGTCAAATCCTTTGGTTTATCATTTGCTCCAAGAATTGAATTTACTTCTGTTGAGCTTAAAGTTTTTGTCCATGTTGATACGTGAAGAAAGGTACTTGAAGCACCAACATCTCCATTTTTATCACTTCCAAGATTAAGGTAAACAGGATTACTAGAATCATTTCCATATGTAACAGTGGCAGTAGCAGTACCCCCTGAGCTAGGTGTGACCAATGCTCCATTTAAATAAACTAATGTGTTGCATGTTGAAGGATCTGTGCCAATGGTTTCATATGTATCTGAGTTTGAATGAGTAATTGTTACATTATGCCAATTCCCATCATTTAAAGTGGCAGGAATTGTTACTTTTGGATCTGTACTAGGTAAGCCATGAGTTATACTTAAAGAAGTAGAATTTTTGCTAATTTCTATCCCTCTTATGCCATGTTGTATCATGCCAAAAATGCCTGATGCATCATCTCCTTCATATTTAAGCCACATAGAAATAGACCAATTGGTAGAGCTTGCCCAGTCTGAGTAAGTCCAAGGATTTTGAACATAAATAGCTCTGTTTTTATTAGCAGCGTTGTATGTGTCTTTTATTTTTGTGTATACGTATTTAGTTACATCAAAATTTGCTGTATTTGTTGTTGCAGGTTGACTACTACTTTTAATCCACGTAGAAATTGTCCACGGATCATCTTTAGTCATTTTACTATGAAAAATATCATTAGATTGACCTGATAAATTATTTGCCCTAACTGTTTTATTTTTATAATCACTACCAGTACCTGTAGCAGTTGTATCTATATATTTTAAATTTCCCCAACCAGTTGTTGCTGCTGATATTGAAACTTTTTCTGATTGTACGATTGAAAAATTTGCGTCTTCAGTATCTGGAGAATGTTCTAAACTTGCTTTAACGACTCCACTATCTTTACCCGAGCATTTTGTTACCAATATTACGTCTTCTGAATATGGAGGTAGCTTTATTACATCACCTTTCTTGGTAGTTCCACTGTATGCTTGTGATTGTAACAACTGTTTTTTAAAACCTGATGACATACTTTTTATTCCTTTAATATTCTCCCTAAAAACCCCCAGATTGCTCCAGGGGTGCTAGGCAGGGAGAGAACCTAGCTTTTTTAAATTATGCTAAATTAGTTAACACACCATGAAAACAAGGGTTGATGTAACACTCTAGGTATCCACCATATCTTGCTTCATAAGCATCCGAACTTGCTTTTCTTAAGAAAACCGTTCCATCATCATCAAACCAACCGAAGTCAGGTCTGTGATAAAGATGAATGTGGTTATCGTTTAGAAAATAAATTCTATCATCTTCAACAAATCTTTCAGGAAAAATCCCTACTGGACCAGAAGAAGACATAAACTCAACACCAGAAAAAGAGATGTCAGCACCAGATTTAGACTTAAGTCCAGATCTAGTTTTAACTTCATATCTTTTTTGGTTTTCAAGTAAATTTAAAATCTTTTCATATTGCTTATATGAACAAATAATAAGATTTGGAGATTTTCCACACTTCTTTTCAACACCTAACATCATCTCATTTAAAACATCAGTATCAACAGCGGCTCCAAGATTATCTTTCTGATGTGACTTCCATCTACGAGCAACACTAATATTATATGCAGTTCCTGACGTAGCATCACAGATACCTTTAAGACCTTTAGGGTCTTTGTCCTTAGAATTTTGCATGTAAATATCAGCAGACTGTAAATTACCAGAACCATCTTCAAAGTTACCTAAAACTACTTTATCTTTAGATAGAGTAATAGTATCATTATCAGGATCTACAGCAATAACTTCTACTCCAGATATTGTAGTACCAGCTCCAGTAGAAGCAGCAGCATCTACAATAACATCTACAAGATCTCTTTCTTCAAAATTAGCTTCTTTCATACTAGCAATAGGTACAATGATATGCCCATCAGAATCAGCAGCTAGTAAATCTCTAGCTCCACCAGAAGAAACTGCTTCAGAAGTACCTAACTTTCCAGTACCATCATTAAAAAGTGAACGAGAAAGGTTTCTCATAAAAGATTCAACACCTTTTTTAACAACTTCTTTAGTAGCTCTAACGAAAGCACCTTCGTCACTCATAGCAGCTTTAATTGATTCTCTATCAATTTCAACTACAGCATACATTTTTTTAGCTGTAATTTGAGCATCAGAATAAGTTGCTGCATTAGCTGTAGGAAGAGATCCAGAACCAACACCACCACTAAAAGATTGAGGTACTGCGATTGATAATTGTTTACCTGTAAAACTGTAAGATTTTTTAACTCTACCTAATAAAACATTAGCAGAGTTATACACGTTTTCAGAAAGCTTCTCATATTTAATCTTAAATAAGGCAGAAGCATCTGTTAAATTAAAATTAGCCATTGCTAACTCCTTTTATTTAAAGTTTATAGTTCATCAAAAGACAAGAATGATTCCTTCTCTTTTGACACCTCAGTTGCCTGTTTCGGAGCAGCTTGCGCCACTTTTTTTGAAACAGCTTTGGATGCTTGTTTTTTAGAACTTCCGTAAACCTCTTGTACAATTTCTAGCAAATCGTTGTCATCAAAAGAAGGGTTCTCTACTACCACTTTTTGAAGGCTTTCAACAATTTGATCGTTATTTACAAGATCGGGATTAACTTGATCTAAAATTGCTTCTGATTTAGAGAAAGCCGCAGAATGTACGTAGTACTCTGCAACTATTTCAGGAGTAATTTCACCATCAAAGTTTCCATCCACCAATTCTTGGTAAGCACCTTGAAATTCATCATCCGAGATACTATGAGCTTCCTGAAGTCGTTTTATTTCACTCAAGAGTTCACCTTGTGACTGCTCTTGTTGACGTTTATTCGCTTCAGACTCTTGTTGTTGTTGGAGATAATTATTCTCCTGAGCCAACCGCTCATTTTCAATCTGCTCTGGGCTTAATAATGACATTCTCTCAATTTCTGGAGCTAACTGGTCAAGGAGTTGCCGCTTAAAAGTGTGCGGTTCCATTCCAGAAAACTCTGCAAAATAAGATAATGCACCCATCGCATCATTACTTTTTAATTTTTCTGCAAAATCATTAATATACCCATTAATTAGGTCTATATCTTTATCATATGTGACTTTATAGTCATCAAATTCTTTTTTAGATTCAGAAAATTCTTGAAATTTTTTATCATAACTTACTTTTCCTGAATAATTATTTAATAATTCTTGAAGAGAAACATCTACATCTTCTCCATCTACTTTATGCTTAAATAAAGTTTCTGCAGCTAATTCCATCTCTTCTTCACCAAATTTACCAAGTAATTTCTTGATTTCTTTAACTTCTTCAGCCTCTTCGCTCTCTTCAATCTTTTCTGCATCAACTTTTTTCTCTTCTGCATTACTTTGTTCTTTAGATTCTGGTTTGTCTTCTTCTCCCTTCTCCTCTGAAACCTTTTTTGCCTCATTTAATAATTCCTTATCTGATCTGTCATCTGTTAAATTATCTAAATCGTCAAAAGACATTAAATTAGCTTTACTTGTATCTGCATCACTAGTAGATACCTCCTCATTAATTTCTTGTACTTGGTTTACTGATTCTTCACTCATTATTTCTCTCCCTTTTTCTTATTTATTGGAAATGGCTCATTATCGTCATTTTGCTCTTTTCCAGGCACTACACCAGAGATTTGATCTCCTCTATTAGCTTGACCTTGTACAACAAGTTGCATATGCTCTCTTGAACGAGGTACAAAACCGTTTGGAAAAATTGGAAATAGAGGAAGTTCTGCTAATTTTGCTTCAAATGCTGGATTAGCTCGCGCCTTTTCAATCATAACAAACTCATGTAAAGCAATATGATCTAACACCTTTTCTCTATATTCAGGTGGACATTCTTCTTTAAAAGAACGATTTTGAATTGCTTTAGTATGGGTTTTCCAATGTACTATATGATCTTCATAATCTTGAGGATCAGCAACAGGTTTGCCTGCCATCATATCTTCATTTTCAGATTCGGCAGCTTTAACTGCAGCAGTAATTAATGTATTCATTTTATCACTATTACCTAATTCAAGTAGATCTACCCACCTTTCATTAGATAATAGGTCTGGTTTCATTTGCATTATTTCTACAATACGTTGTATTTTACCAGCTTTACTTTCTGGTAATGCAGAACCAACTTGCATTCTAACATCATAATCTTTACTTAAATTAGCTGAATCAAAATGACGTATAGAATATTTATTATCTTTACCAACTATGCGTAACATTCGTCCGTCGTCTGGTTGGTAGTAGTCTCCCGCTACAGCAATAGTTTTTCTAGCCATATTTTGAATTAATGCATTATGTTTAGCTACATCAGATGTTGCTCTTTCTTGTTCTTGTTCATTTAAAAATTGTAAAGCTACACCAGCAGTAATACCTGCAGGAGGAGTACCTCTTGAAACGCCTTGGACACCATATATTTGTCCCATTTCGTCTCTTAATGCATTTCTAAATGCGTATGCTTCTGGGGGATTAGGGGATGTTTGTAACATTTGTGGTGGAGTTGCACCTTGATATTGTACAATAGTATTATCATTACCTAAACTTTCAATCTTACAAGCACCTCTAGGCATAACCCATTTTGCATGTCCCATTAAATAAATATTTTTAGCTAATAGGGTTGAAAGGTTATCATGCATACTTTGTATTGGTCTAACCATTTCATATGCAGAAATACCATTTAATTGTTCAGGTATATCTAAATCAGTCAATCTTTCTAAAGGTAAGTTACCATGAGAGTAAGGTAGATCGCTTGCTTCTAAAATAGTATCTTTAGTAAAGACTGCAAAATATCCTTGAGGACAATGTTTAGTTTTTTTATGAAAAAATTCATATATAACTGTTTCTTCTTCTAATAAATGTTCTGTTAAATCACTTTCAGAAAAAGCTTTTACATTTGTATCTGATTTTAATTTCTCTGCTTTATCAGGATATTCTTTTTTTAAGTCTTCTGTAGATTTAATTTTAACTCTAAAACAATATTCTACATCTTCAAACTTTTTTTGTCTTTGTAAATGGACTCTCCAAGGTACTTCTATATCATATTTAATATCACCAATATAAATTGGTTTATTTTTATCTATTTTACCAATTGAATTCCCTTCCTCATCTAAAAGATCAAGATCTATTTTACTATCTCTAGCTTTTACATATAAAGGATGTAAGTCACCTTTACTAGAATCCCACTCAATAAAACAATAGGTTTCACCAAATATGCGAGCTTGTCTTTGCATTTTTTGCAATATAGCGTCAATATCATTGATGTACCACAAATGATTAATCAAATACTTTACAGCTTTTGCCGCATTTTTGTCTTCAAACTCATCATTTGTAGGTAATACATCAACAGCAGGCTTAATTCGCGTCATTTGGGATACGCGAGTTTCAGTCATGTCATATAAATGATTAATGACAAACTTATTAACTCGGTTTAGTGTTTGACGATCTGAACGACGAATGTCGCTTCTTTTGGGAACATTTGAAGAACCGCGATAAGCCTCTAAATTTTTTCTATATTTAGCTTGCCTTGATATACCTTGTTTTTCTAAAGTTTCGATTACTTTTGCTAACCATGCGAGAACTTTCTTCTCGTCTTTATCTTTTACAGAATGGAATGGCTTTACATTAATTTTATCTGGGCGATCATCACCTAAGTCATCAAAAAAGCTCATTTACACCATCCTATAGATATCTTCATTCTCTTCTTTACCTTCAACATTGATTTCCTCAATATCTTTTTGGTTTGAGAAACTTGGATCAAGCGTTTGCTCTGCGGGCATAAATTGTACTGTATGTGTTGCTTTTTCCAAACTTTTTGCCAAAATAATGGCATACAGAGACAAGCATATACTAATTGCACTCAAAATGCAACCTAAAATTGAAAAAATATACAACATTACAATAATATTAGGCATTTAATCCTCCCAGGGTAATATATTAAAGGTCCAATCATCGTGTTTTTTTAAAGATTTATAATCATCTTCCATACTATAATAACGACGATCATCATCATTCTTTTGTTTTAAAGTTTCTAATACTTCAATCATGTTATAATTGGCAGCCGCATTTAAATATCGCCAACAATCAATTAAATGGTCATTTTTCTTTGGTATGTTACCTTTACTATCTTTAATATAGTTTTGCATTTCCCAATTTAACTTTACACATCTATCAGAAATAGATACAAGACCGTGTATTAACTGATCTTTAATTAAACTTAAACCATGATCTTTTTTATTCATATGTTTGGCAGTAGGCATAAAATAAATACCGTATTGATGCATAACTTCGGTTGAAAACCAAGCTGCAGCCTCATCATAAACTTTACACCAGTCATCTTCTACGGATGAATGCGGAAAAAGTTCTGCCATTTTTGCATCTATTTTAGGGTAAATTGATCTTACGGTAGTATTTTCTTGATTTACCTCGTAAATTTCGTCCATAATATACAGATGCTTTGTATAAGGGTTGATACAGCCAAGAAGGACAGCAAAACAAGTAGTTGAACCAGGGTCAGTAATACAGAACCAATCCAACTTTTTGCGATCTCTAGTAATTGCATTTAATAATTCCTTATGTGGCTTTATTTGTTTTCTGTCGTACATGGGGAAAATAGCGTTCCGTCCTCCCACTGCAATCTTTCCAAAATATTCTCGTTCGATAACATCATCTTCACCACGTAACCGTAATTTTTCGATCTCACGGTCAATCTCATCTCTGGGTGTAAAAGGGTTATCGTAAGATGAGGCGATAATGTGAAACGCATCACGCCTATTCGAGCATTCTTCCGCGAATTCGAGGTATTGTTCGGCATTTCTATCTCCAGATTTAGGAGGCGTTCCAATAATTACTAAGGGAGCCTTCCTAACAATACGGTTTGGATTCATTTCATTATGAAATTGTGTATGAAAAACTTTAAATTCATCATATACTACAAAGTCTGGTGTTAGACCGTTAGCTGCTGCCCAGTTTTCAGAACCAACAATCTTAATAGTAGATCCGTTTTTTAAAGTTAGTCGCGAATCTACGTTTGATACATGTTTAATATACTTTCTCAAAGGTTCTTTTCCACCAGGTACTATACGTCCCATGTCATCTCTTTCTCTACCAAATTGTGTAAGCCTACTATTATGCCAAATAATTTCTCTACCGTGCGAAAGTTCGGGTGTAATGTAATAGCAAGTTGAACCTGGATGTAAAAGTGCGTGTCTCCATAACAAATAAATGGCAAAATCGGTTTTACCCCATTTTCGCCCACACTGTATAAATAGAGTATTTACATCTTTTTTAATAAGAGGCATCCCCACCTTGACTTGACCAGGGTGAGGATTCCAATTTGAATGCAAATCATCCATTATTTGGAGATATAATTTATCTGAGGGAGATAAACTAATAAGATCCATATCTCATATATCCGCCTACTAAAGGACAAGCCGAATAATAGTAATTTTTATTAACTTTAACTTTAACTCTATGTAAGCCTTTTCCACATCTAATGTTAGCTAATTCATCAACAAATCTTTCTTCTACACATCTATAACCTGAACACCACCACTCATCCTTAGATCGTTTTCTATATTCTGCTAAACTGTAATTCATTCTATTAGAATTTCTAATTTCCATACTAGATACAATACCTTTCCATAATTTTAATTGAGATTCAACTTCACCATTATTAAATTGCCCAAAAAAGCCGCCTCTAGCCCTATGAATCATAGATACCCCAGTATTACCATCAATGTATCTTTTACCTGGGCAAGCTTGCATAAGAGCATGAGCCATAGAGGCTGAGAATAAAGAAATACATTCTATTTTTTGAGGAATAGATTGTATTGCAGATATTAATGATAGACCAGCATAAATTGAACCTCCTGGAGAGTCAATTACAATGTAAATAGTATCTGTTAATCTTATTGATGCACTTAAATCTAATAGTCTGTTTGTAAAGTTAGTAGCCGATTTAAAATTTATAGCACCTTTAAGTAAGACGCTATTATACTCAGTCAATAAAATTTGTTTATTCCTCATTTCCCTTGTCTGACCCATTGCTAGGCTTGACATCAGAAACAGCATCAGTAGTAGTTTTTTCATTAGTAATCTCCCTGTAATTTGCATCCTCCACATAAAAAGGATCGCGTTTAAGTTTATCCTTCAATTCAATTATGGTTGAAGGTTTATGTTCTGCTATTATATCTGTAGGAGTACCTTCATCTAACCTAACTATTTTATCAAGTTCGGTTACAATGTTAGCAATCCATCTAGCCTCTTTTATGGTAGGGGGTGTACCTCTATGCTTTAAATCAGCAATAGCGCGATCTAAGCATTCCAATGAGTTACCTACCAATGAAGAAAGAATGGCACTCTTATTTTCAGTAAGTTCTCTAAGTAGTTCATTTCTCATTAAAGAACGCTCATCCTTCCACTTTGCAATATGGTACATTAAAGTCTTGTACGGCATATCCATAGTTTCTGCTATTTCTCTAGGTGGCTTAAAAGACATGTATAATTCTTTTGCCGTTTTTAAATCGTATTTTGAAGTTTTACCTTTTCCCATATTAAAGCTTAAATAGAAAGCGAGATAAGTCTTTGTTATCACTAAGCATTTGCATTATAGATGGTGATAGTAGGCGAATTAAGTTTTCTTCCCTATCTAACTCCTTCTTTTCAGGTTCATAAGAAAATATGGCATCATATTTATCTTCACCCACTACATGCATTAGTTCATGAAATAGAGTCTCCCTTTCAATCTCCTCATTATCTTGTTTATAAATTGTTACTGTCTTTGTAATTATGTCTGTCTTACCGAACAGCTCATCAGTCTTCTCTTTAGACCAGACAATTTTCCAGTTATAAAAACCGGACTTAAATTTGGTTGGTTTTCGCATCCGTAAACCTTATCATACCCATAGTAAAAAGTCAAGAGAATCTTGGAAAAAGATTGGAAACATATTTTAAAAAAATCGCTTCGCTCTTTTTTAAAATTCGCGCGGGAAATTTCGGCTTTTCAGCAAGTTAGCGGGGGGTGTTTGCTGCGGGAAAAATAGGTGTATGTCTATATATATTATATAGTTAAGTCAACATATTTCGCGGGGGTGTTTTTTTCCACGGGGGCATGATTGGCACGATGTTTGCAGTAGCAAGTTTAGTACCAGTGATGTCAATAAGATTTATTTATGGCTTA